TTCTCCGTCATCATTATAGCAAACCACCTGCAAGACATCGCGCACCGGGCCAATCCCCAATTCAACAAGGTGGTTTTTCGGCAAATCATCAAGATAAAGTCGCCAGGTCTGTTCGAGCACGATGCGCCGCGTGAGGCGCTCCACATGCAGACGCGCCGTTGTAATGAGAGCCGCGATCACATCATTTTCCGCATCATTATCAATGCGCAGAAAGAGTTTTGCCTCGGCGACTGAAATCGGCTCAAGCCGCGGGCCTACCAACATAGACAAAGTCATGAAATTCTCCAGATCAATAAAGGCAACTTTTCGAGAAGCCCCGCCGCAAGAGGGCAATGCGGCGGGGCCGTTTCAACGCTGTTGGGATGGCCTTGAAAAAGACGATCGCCAAAGCCGGGAGGAAGACTTATGCAGCGCTGAAATTCAAAAGCTTGATCGCGTCAAAATCCTGCACGCCACCGCCGACGCGTTTGGTCGTATAAAAGAGCACAAACGGTTTTGCGGAAAACGGATCGCGCAGAACACGCACGCCAACCCGATCAACGATCAGATAACCGCGGTTGAAATCACCAAAGGCGATTGCCGAGGCATTCGGCGAGATATCCGGCATATCCTCGCTTTCGGCGATCGGGAAATTCATCAAGGTCGGCTTGCCGTCCGCGCGTGTCGCAGGTGCCCACAAATAATTCCCATCGGCATCCTTTAACTTGCGCACTTCCGCCTGAGTGCGGCGGTTCATCACGAAGTGCGCGTTCTGGCGATAGCCCGCACGCACCTCGTAGACGAGATCAACCAGCACATCACTATCGACAAAAGCGCCGTCAGCGCCCGTTGCGATGGTGCCGATATTGCCCCACCTCCAGAGATTATTCGCAACCGTCGGATAGGAAAGGAAGCCGCGCGGGCGACGGTCGCCGTTGCCATTGACAAAGGCCGCCCCTTCCTGTTCGGCAAAGGCGATCTGCACTTCCTGCGCCAACCATTCCTCCACATTGATCGCCGCATCATCGAGAAGAGCACCGGTTGCGGCAGGCTGGGCGAAGAGCTCCATCGCCTGAAATTCAAGTTCGTCCAATGTTGGCGCTGCGGTCTGCGCACGGGCCTCGGTTTCTCCAGCCCAACCGACGGCAGGGCCATTGATCGTAAACGGCTTTTTATAAACCGACGTGGATACCTGACGCACCGAGGCGATTGAGCGGATCGGCGAGATATCCGACAAAAGCCGACCGATTTGCGTTTCCGTCTCGTGCGGCACCAGATAGCCGCCGTCCGGGTCGGACCCGATCGAGAGCGCCTTTTCCTCAAGTTTCGACAACGAACCGCGTGCGCTCGCGGTCTGGCCGTTGCGCATATAGACTTCAAAAGCGGCCTTATGTTCCATCGCGCCGGCGCTCATGATGCTGCTGCCTGCGCCCAAAACGGGACGGCGCTGACGCAACAGGAGGCTATCAACCAGGCTCTTTTGCTGATCAAGCGCCGCATTAATGCGGTTCATTTTTTCTTCGGTTACAACATCCGCGCTTACCTGGCGTTCGATTTGCGCAAGCCGCTCGTCATTGGTTTCCTTGAAGGCTTCAAATGCCTGCATGAATTCGTCAAAAGCTTCAACCACATCGAGGCTTGAGACACCGTCCGCACTCATGGTGAGGGCGGCTTTCGTTTCCGGTGCTTTGACCAGATCACTGATTGTTTTCGTCATATTCGCTTCCTTTATTTCTGGATCATGTTTTGGTCAGCGCATTTTCGCGGCGGCAAGGCGGATCGCCTCGACCATACTTCGCTTGGCGCTTTTGGTAGTGGAAGGTCTGAGGGCCGCATCCCGCATGCTCTCCAGCGCCTTGAAGCCCGAATGAATAACAAGGTGGGCCTGCTTTCTCGAAAGCCCTGCATCCCGCATGAGCCAACGTTCAAATTCTCGCGTCGTGGGAAGCGGTCCGCGCATCGTCGCCGCTTTCACCGAACTTACCTGCGCTTGAGGCAGCATGGGAAAGGTAACGATCGAAATCTCCCAAAGATCAACCTCGTATAGTTCGCGCACGCCGCTGCATGGATTGCGCTTTCCCCGGATCGTCTTGAAGCCGATTGAAAGGCCATTGAGCCCACCCTGTTTCATCAGTGCGTGAACCTCGCGTGCACGCTCCACCTCGAGCGTGAGGCGGCCTTTCACATAGAGGCCGCGCTCATCCTCGCGAATGATATCCCAAACGCCGATTGGTTCATTCGGGTCATGCTGAAACAGCATCCGGATGCCTTCGGCGCCCACACGAGCGAGGCTTTTTTTAAAGGCGCCCGGCATAATCACATCACGGCCCAGATCTTCTGCGCCAAACAGGCTTGCATAACCTGAAAAGGTGCCGTCGGCGTCGATACGGGTGAGGTCCGCCTGGGCAAATTTATACTCACCCACGCGAGAGGTTTTCTGCGAGATCATAAGTCTTTCCGATGGTTTGGTTTTAAGGGGCGCCACCGCGCTAAAGGGGCGATATGGCTCTTATTCTGAGATGCGTTCTGGGAGGATGGGCGAATGCCAAAAGGATCTTCGAAAATTCGCAAAATACTTCGTCGTGGGTTTCATGCCGCTTGTTGATGCCGCGCAAAAATCGAGTCGAAAGAATCCTTTGCAGTAAAAACCTCATGTTCAACCTCTTTCTTTAAAAAATTGATTCAACTTGTGAATCTGCTCTACAAAATGATTGAATCGGCGGTTTGACGCGACCAGTTCCCGCAGCGCCCAAACAAGCAGACCCGAAGAACCGCTTGCCCATAAAAACAAAGCAAGATGGGCAAGATCACCGCGCTCAATGAAACTTTTTGTAACCGGTTCAATCATGCCTTCGTTTCTTGTCTGAGCGGACTTCTTCATCCTATAAAAACAATAGCAGACACCGTGACGGTGGGGATAAGTCGATTGATTTACTCATCACGCGCCAACACATCACCGCCCTCAATCGGCCGAAAATCAAGCGCCTGACGCTTTTCGTTGATGGTGAGAAAATCCGCATTCATGAGACGCTCGACCATCGCATCGCGTTCCGCAGCAAGGGCGGTGATCGTCTTTTCATCAAAGCGTAGCGCAAGCTCCCGTCCATAGAGGTTTTGCGCCCAGCTTTCCAGCGATTGCGCCGTGCGCCGAAGCAGGGGTAGAACCGTCTGACGCCAGAAGGCGCGATTCGCCTCCTGATAATTTGAATAGGTATTGTCGCCTGGAATGCCGAGCAGTTGCGGCGGCACCCCGAACGCGAGGGCGATTTCCCGCGCGGCCGAGTTGCGCGCTTCAAAAAAATCCATATCGCGCGGCGTGAGGCTCATCGCCTTCCAGTCAAGCCCTCCTTCAAGCAGAAGCGGACGGCCGGCATTTTTCGCGCCTTGGAAACTTTCTTCGAGCTCGCTTTTCAGACGGTCAAATTGTTCCTCCGTCAAATTCCCCTCCCCGCCCTGGTAGACAAGAGCGCCGGAAGGCCGTGCGGCATTATCGAGAAGCGCCTTATTCCAGGCGCTTGCCACATTATGAATATCGAGCGCGATTTGGGCGGCCTCCAAGGGAGCGAAGCCATAATGATCATCAAGCGGGTGGTATATGGAGAGGTGCAAAATCGGAGGAATGACGCCTTGCGTCTGATCGAAGTGGATCGATTGACCGGCCACGTTATATTCATACGCTCGCGGCCAACCGTCTTCTCCCGGGACGACCTTTATGCGGTCCGGGCGAAGGGCGTGAAGCTCGCGCAAATCACGATCGAGCACAACCCCTTCGAGATAGGCGTTGCCCGCGATCAAGAGGTTGCAGACCAACGTTTCGATCAGTTCTCCACCGGACTGGCGCTCATTCGGATTTTTAAGAACCTCCAGGAGCGGGTGGGCATCAAGGCGTTCGCCCCGTTCGCTCAGCATCCAGGGAACCGAGGCCGCCGCTTCTGCGACCATGCGCACCGCACGAAAGACAATCACGTTGCGCACATAGCCCTCGCGAGCGAGCGAGGCATAATCGCGGCTTGTCCAGACCGGCTGGCCATTGGATTGCAAATAGATCAAAGGCCCTGCGCGCGAAGCTTTGGTGTCGGGCACCTCGATCCGGGCGTGCTTGATCTTGCCCGCGCTCTTCAAGCGGTTTTTCATAAATCCCATTGATTTTCCTCATGTTCCAGATTACATGCGCCGAATTTTCGGGTCGACTCCCGGTTTCAACATCAGCTCGCTCAACGCCCACACCAGCGCATCAAGCCGGTCGGGCGAGCGCCCCGACGAAAGACCGTCGAGGGCGAAATCGCACATTTCGTCTTCGAGTTTCGGCAGACTGCCCACGTGGTGCACGAGTCCGCGTTCATAAAGGTAGGCGACGGGTTCCGCACGGGCATGTTTGCCTCGCGCGGCGCGCACTGCCTTTACCGGCACGCTCTTATCCACTTGCGCCAGAATGGTCGTGACCATCTCGCCGCCCTGATTAACTTCCGCAAGAATAAGATCCGCCTCAAAGCGATGATAAAGCGCGACTGCGCGTCCCGCCCATTCCAGAGGCGAAAGCGCCTGTTTGCTGGCATCAGCAAGCACATAGCCGACGCCGTCCTTGTCGACCCCGGCGACGATCAGACCGCAGGCGTCGGATTTCTTGTGAGAAGTGGCGGGCGGATCGATGGCAACCACGATACGCACCAATTCCGGTGCCTCATCAATCGTCAGCTTTTCGATCCTATGACGCTGCCAAAGCGCATCTTCACGGTCATCGATCAGTTCGCCATCAAGCTCCTGCCGACCAAGGCGCGAGCCGCCATAACGCTGTTTCACCATGTCGATGAAACCGGGCGCAAGATTGGCTGCATTAGCCATGGTCGCAGCTTTGGACACCCGGGTTCGATCGTCACGCAACAGGCGTTTCAAAAGCGGTATCGGGCGCGGCGTTGTGGTCGCAATCTGGCGCGGGCGCTCGCCGAGGCGCAAACCAAACTGCAACATATCCCATGTGGCTTCGGCATGACGCCATTTGCACAGCTCGTCACTCCAGGCCACATCAAACTGGGGTCCGCGCAGACTATCCGGATCTTCCGCCGAAAATGCCTGGGCCATTGCGCCATTTGACCATTCGAGCTGACACCGGGTTTTGCGCCACACCGGGCGCTCGTGTTTTGGGTGGATCGCAAGAAGGCCGGATTCCCCTTCAATCATGACATCGCGCACATCACCCAAGGTTTCGCCAACGAGGGCAATGCGCCCGACCGAGCGCCCGCAAAAGGGAGCTTTTCCAAGCGCCATGCCTATGACCCATTCCGCACCGGCGCGGGTTTTCCCCGCCCCTCGCCCGCCCATGATCAACCACACCAGCCAGTCGCCTTTTGGCGGCAACTGATCCTCGCGCGCCCAAATCATCCAGTCGGCAAGAAGCGCCTCATATTCCCGGCATGAGAAACTCTCAAGCAGTTCACTCAGTTTTCCCTTTCGGGCACACGCGCTCAAGTCGTCGCGCAAGTTCCTCACGAAGGCGCTCAATATCTACCCCTTTGTTCTGATTGTCGTCTGCGCCCTCGGTTTCCTGTTTTAATTCAATCAGCTTTTCCAAAGTCCGAGCCAAAGAACCAAGTGTTCTCGCATCCTTTTCCGTGACCCCGTCATCGCCCGCCGCGTTCGAATGGGCTTCAAATTCACCCATCTGCCGGTCAAACGCCTTATAAAGCCGGTCGATCAGTGTTTGACGATCTGGCTGATTTTGTTTCGCTTTTTGTGGGTTTGCCCGCTTCAGGCGGCCGTTCGTGCGTAATTTCCAGCCTTGCGCACGCGCTATCTTATAAAGGGTCGCAGGATGGATGCGGTAAACCGTGCAAATTGCCCTTATTGTATCCTCTCCGGCTTCATAAACCTCCCGGATCTTCAGCCAGTCCATCAT